GCCTTGTGGCAAATGCAACGGGTGCTGATTGGTTCCCGATGATGGTGCCAGCCGCCAACCTACCGACTGTGACGACAGCGAGCAATAGCACACCGGGTCTTGCCAATACGATCAACGCACCGACCGGGTTTGACCCGATGGCACCGGGCAACGTGTGGGCGAGCTTCGGGACGGCGGGGGTTGAGAGTGATGTTTATGCGGTAGAGCTAAGCAGGGCAAATGCGGTGGGAGCGGTTGCTGAGACCGTGCGACGCGAGAGCGTGAGCCGTTCGCTGAGCTGGCTGTTGGATGCGCCTTATAGCGTGTCTGCGTCTACTGTATCGCTTACAAGCGTAACGACAAATTACGGAATGATTGCAACACCATTGTTTGCTGGTAGCGGGTCTGGTGCATTTACTGTGCAAGCAGGAACAAGCGCAATGGTGGCGTTTACGGGTGGAACGTCGCTGGCGTGGAGCGAAAATCGAATATATGGATACAGCTTTACACTGTCGTCCGCTAAGCAAGTTAAAGGTGTTGGTGTTTACGATGCTGGCGGAGATGGCCTGCAAGATGCAATTAGCGTATATGTAGGTATCAATTTTGGCGAGTATTTGCCATACGGGGATGATGTATTAGTAATAAACCCTGGCCAGCCTGGCTTTACTGGAAGATACATTGCAGTTGCGGCTGGTACCGCAGCTCCCCTGGATGGCGCATGGCGGAGGGTTAGCTTTGAAGGCATAACCTTGCAGCCTGGGACTTATGGGGTGTTTGCTTACCTGACATCTGCAGCTACAAGCAGTTATACCATGATCAAAAACGCTACCGGGCTGACGACACAAAGCGGCGTTACGATCAATGGCCCACTCGCATATGACATATCATCGGAAGAAGCAGTCAGCACAACCGGCGACAACCCTGCCTACTTCGGTCCTGTTCTGTTCTTCTGATGCTGACTAGGAAAACTGCGGTAGATTGAATATCTACCATGCCTGCGCTGATTCAAACGCCTTACGAAGCGGGGCGTGTCTTTGGCTTGGACTATGCAGGTTTCAAGGCCCGCCTATGTCTGGCGACGACCACATCAGGATCCCCTGGGCTCAGCTCGAATACAGCGGCGTGGGACGCTGTAGAGCGCAGCGGCAACGGTTACGCCCGGTGCGAGTGGACCATCCCTGCCGGGAGCTTCAACAGCACCACAGACCGGTTTGAGGCAGGATCTCAGACCTGCCAGTTCACTGCATCAGGCTCGGCGCTTACCTGGAACGCTGCGTACCTGGTGATCGGCACCATTAGCGGCAGCACCGTGACATGGGGGACGGGTGTGTCGTTTGTGCTCACGGAAAACCCCAGCATGAGCCTTGCAGCAGGCGTAACGCACACCTACACGATGCAGTTGTTCACCGATGGTTTCACGGTGACGGCGTAAGCCGGAAAGCTCTAGTAGTGCTGAGCAACCATGAACGTACTGATCTCACCGGATGCGCTTGGCAAGCAGGCGCAACTTGCCTACGAAGGCAAGGCGTACAAGATGCTGTTGGCGTACCGCAATGGCACTGTGCTGACCCAGGCCAGCCTGATGACCGCATGGAATGCCGTGAAGCTGGCGGCTGGTAACGGCTATGCCGAGGTGACTGGAACGATCGGTACCGGCAGCTTCAATAGCGGCAATGCTCGGTATGAACTGCCGCAATTTACGATGTCGTTGACGGCAACAGGAAGTGGCTTTACGTACGATTCGATCCTACTGCAGGTTGATAATAGAACTTACCCTGATCGTGTGGTGTTGCTGAGCACTGCTGAAACGCTGCAGGCTGGGCAGAGCAAGAGTTATGTCCTGCTGCTGGCGCAAGGATGAGCCTAATCGTTGATATTAACCCGGTGCCGTGGGAGATCCTGGAGCTGGTGAGGGCTCGGATCTTGAAGAACCGGGCAAAGAAGAAAAAGGTAGACCAAGGATTTTCGGCATCAGCAATTCGGCGCGAGATCAATGCACAGGAGGGGCTGCTAGCTAAAAGGCGATTGGAGGAGCCGAGCTTTTTGATACAGGATCAAGGAAAGTATGGTGTTGGGTGGCTGCACATCGGACAGAATTACACTGATACTTCGTCTAAGACTGCATCACTTGAACTTGTCTTTACCGTAGGAACTGGATCAGGTGAAACCTGGAAGCAGGTAAGGCATACCGTAAATTACAGCAGGTCAACAGGAGTTTCTTCCAGCTTTCACGCAATTTTGCGGATTGCTATATTTCCGGCTGGTCAGTCGGATATAGTCCTTATTTTTAATATAACTCAATTTCAGCACGTTTTTGGTTTCTCCTTTAACGCAACAAGCACAAGACAGATTTCCCTTTTAATCACTGTCGATAACATTACTGAGCTAACGCATCCTGTTCCGATATTCGATCAAAGACTAATAGATTACTGGATGGCTAACGGACCATTTCCCAATACTAGCTACTTGACTGAGGCGGGTGGTGCTTTCAAAAATATTGGCGCTGACTCTTTAGGCATTCCTGCAGGTACAACCTCTTCAGCTATTTTTGAAAGCATCCTTCCCGAAGGCGCTAGTGAACCTGACGCTCATAATTTCATGCAAAATTATTCACCGCAGCAAGCCAAAGCATCCTACGCCGCATTCAGCGGAAACACCGAGATCCCAGTCTTGGGTTACAAGCGTGACGACCCATCAGCCGCAATCACCCCCACAACGGAAAGAGGAGTTTTTGGCATCATTCCCGGCGCAAGTGTTACCGCGCCAGTAACAGCCGAAATGCTTGCTGCGGGGCTGGATGATGAACAGGTACAGGAACCAGGGCCAAACGCAGAAAACCGAACTGAGCCGGTTTTTATGATCGTTGCCTACGACTACCACGGCGGCACCTACTGCCGCGACCAACTCGCCGCCCTTGGCATCACCCTTCCATGACCACCCCCCAGCCCCCCTCCATCGAAACCCTCCTAGAGACGGTGCAAACCCGCCAGCTAGCAAACCGCATGGCCGCCGCTGAGCGGGAGGAGCAACGCCGTCAGCAATCTAAGCCACAGGGCAAACGCTAAGCCGGAAAGCTCAGGCGTAGTTGCTCGCGGGCGTGATGCCCCGGCCAAATGAAGACACGTTGGTTTGAACAGTTCATCCTCCAGAGCCCTGAGCCTGGCAGCGAAGGTGGCGGCGGTGCTGGCGGTGCTGGTGCCGGTGGTGCAGGACTAGGGGTCACCGAGCCCACCGCATCCGGCAATGGCGAAGGCGAAGGCGAAGGCGATGACCTCTCCCGCGTCAAACATGCCCTGCAGCGTGAGCGTGAGGCTAACCGTGAGAAGGAACGCCGCATGGGCGCACTGGAGGCCCAGCTGCGGGAGCTGTCTACCACCAACCCCGAGGCGGTGCGGGCGGCTGAAGCCAAGGCGCTGGAGGAGCAGACGCGGCGGGAACTGATCGAGCAGCAGGCTCGTCTGGAGCGTGAGCAGATCGAGTCCAAATACTCCGCCCAGCTTCAGCAAGCAACCACTGAGCTGGTAGCCGAGCGCGAAGCCCGCCAGCGGGAGCTTGTGCGGCAACAAGCCGAGAAGGCGTTCATCAGCGCCAAGGGCAGCATGGAGGCCAGCACCATCGACGGTTCTACGCCGTTTGATGCGGTCTGGTTCCGGTTTGGCCCCAACTTCCGCATTGAAGACGGCGCCCTGGTGGTCGTGGATGCCAAAGGCAATCCCGAGATTGATTCCGAAACCGGCAAGCGGTACGAACCGACTAAGTGGCTGAAAAGGTTGCAGACGGATCCGGTCTGGGGTCGGCACTTTGAGCCCTCCATGGGCAGCGGTGGCGGTGCCCGCAATGGCCGCGATGGTCGTGCGTTTGCCGGTAAGGACCTGATGTCGCAACCGCTCAATTCGCTGTTCTCCGATGCCTTCGGAGGAGCGGCTTAGAAGCTCGGGAAAGTTCGGGCAGCAGGAACCGGTTGCGGCGTGATGCCAAAGCCGGTTCCAAATCAATCAGCTAGGCGTGATGCCTCGCAGTGAATCAACCCCGGCGTGATGCCACCCCCTCCCGACCTTCACCTGATTTCCACTCATGGGACTCACCATTCTGGAGGCCGCCAAAACGGAGACCGATCCGCAACGGGTGGCCGTTATTCGTGAGCTTGCCGAAAGCGAGCTGATCAGCATCATGCCGTTCCGCAACGTGCAGGGCGGTCTGGACTATGCCGTGGAAGCCGAGCTTCCCGCTGTTGGCTTCCGTGGGTACAACGAGACCTACGACGAGTCCTATGGCGTCATCAACCCCCAGTATGAGCGCCTGAAGTTCTTCGGTGGCGACATCGACGTTGACATTCAGCGCATCAAGAACTACGGGCCCCAAGCCAAGGCCGAGCAGATTCAAATGAAGGTGCGCTCGCTGCGCCTAACGTTTGAGGAGCAGGTAATCAACGGCGATGAGTCGGTTGATGTCCGTGCTTTTGATGGCCTGAAGACCCGCATCAACGTCGGCAGCTCCCAAGCTGTCAACGTGAACGGCGCCCTGTCGCTCACGGCTCTCGATGAGTTGATCGACGCGGTGGATGGCGACAACAAGATCCTGCTGATGAACAAGAAGATGCGTCGGCGCCTTTCGGCTGCCAGCCGCAATACCACCATCGGTGGCTTCATGTCCTACGAGCAGGATGCGTTCGGTCGTCGGGTGACCATGTACAACGATGCCCGCATCGTGGTAACGGACACCAACGCCCAAAACGTGCAGATCCAAGGTTTCACCGAAGCCTCCAGCACCACCAGTATCTACTGCGTGGCGTTTGGCGATCTGCAGACCACCGGCATCCAAGGCCCTGCTGCCAACGGTTACGGGATCGACATTCGGGAGTTCGGTGAAATCGCCGAAGCCCCGGTTGATCGCACCCGGATCGACTGGTCGATCGGTATGGCCATCATGAACGGTCGTTCGGCCGCTCGCGCCTACGGAATCACCGATGCTGCGGTGACCGCCTGATCATCGCTTTATCAATTCATTCCCTGAGGTACTGATTCATGGCTCGTTCTACTGGTCTTGCCCCTCGGCGGGGCTATCAACTGGATGCTGAAACCATCCTGCTCGGTGCTGTCAAAGCCGGTGCCCGTGGCCGCGCTGCTGAAACCCGCACTGGTGCTGCCCGTCTGCTTCAAACCAACCTGGCTGCCTACGATGACCTGAAGTTCATCGTTGCCGGTGGCTCCAGCAATTCCGCTGGCGGCTACATCCTGCAGGCTGCCCATGTTGCTGAGGGTGCTGCCCTTAGCTCTGCTTCCACCTACGCAAACATCGCTGTGGTTACCGCCAGCCCTGGCGTGATCAACGAGGTGGGAGTGACCGGCAAGGAAGTGCGCGAGGCCGTCCGGGTTGCCGGTTCGGTAAGCGGTGATGTGCGGGTGGCTGCTGTTCGGCTTCGCCCTGGCACCGGCACGCTGAGCATCAGCAACGTGGCGCTCACCACCAACGTGGCGACCATCACCCTGTCGGCTGCTCACACCATGCTGGTGGGAGAGATCGTCACCGTGGGTTGCTCGAACCCGCTGGTGAACGGCACCTTCGCTATCACGGCGGTGACCTCTACCACGTTCAGCTACGCCTCGGTGCAGAGCAACATCACCAGCGCCTCGGCGACTGGCACCGTGACCAACGGTGCGGCTGTGCCGGTTGGCACCAACACGGTGGCCCTGGTTCCTAGCGACTGAGCCTCTAGGTAGTTGGTTTTTTCTCGGGGCCTTTCGGGGCCCCTTTCCGCTTTGGAGCCTTATGAATTTCCCGATTGGTTACGGCATGAATGCTGAGCAACTGCAACAGGAGCCTGCTGCGGAGCCCGAACGCCAAGAGACCCCTGCAGAGCCTGCTTGCCCGATGCCCAAGCGCAAGCGGGCACGGGTGAAGGGCGGAAAGTTTGCGGCTGATGACCCAGCGACGGAGAAAAACGAGGCGTGGACGGAAAGCTAAGGCAGCGAGGTTGACCGATGGCCTGGGACGAGGGCGAAGTGATCACATGGGAGCAGGGCCTTGATGGCGCCGTGCTGATTGAGTTGTTCAACGGCCAGCAGGCGTGGCCATTTCCTGGTTGGGATGTAAATGCAGTCTTGTCTGACGAAAAAGGACGCGCCGTTTACAGTCTCACCACTATTGTAGATGCTATTGCTGGAACAATCCGAGTCATTGCCCCTGAAGCCATAATCAATAGCCTCAAGGTTTCTAAGGCGTGGTTCCTTAATGTTTTGATGATTGCCCCCGGCAATATCCAGGCCGATGATCATCACCTGATATACCGGCCGGTAACGATTGCAGTTCGCCCCGCCAGGAGGGATCCAGCATGAGCTGCCCAACCGTTATCCGGGTCACAACCGGCACCGGGCCGCCTGGGATCGGCTTACCTGCGGGCACTGCCGATGCCGGGAAGTACGTGCGGAAGGCGGGCAGCACGGCCTACGCCTACGAACTGGTCACGCCTGATCAGGTGGGGCTGCCGCAGGGGCTGAGCAGCACCAGTTCGCCCACGTTTGCTGGACTGACGCTTGGAGGCATGTCATCGGCTGTTGGCAGCCTGGTGCTGGTAGGGGCCAATGGACAGCTCACGACGGTGCTGCTGGGCACCAATCTGTCGCTAGTTGACGGAAGCTTGGTTGCAGCAGGCGGCAGCAGCAGCGGCGGTGGGTATCCGTCGCTGACGATGCCTACAGGGTTCTCGGTTGGAGGGAACACCACAGCCTCACTAGTGGTGACGTATGCAACGGGCTATTCACTGCCGACCAATACTCGGCAAGGGTTGTGGGACACCGCTTATAGCGAGCGGCTGTACTGGGATGGCTCCAGCACGGGCCTTAATGCTGCGGTAGGTCGCGCCAGCTTGGGGCTGGGCACTGCGGCGCAGTCGGCTACGACTGATTTCGCTTCGGCCGCGCAGGGTGCTCTGGCTGGCACGGCGGTGCAGCCTGCGGCGCTGTCTTCCGGGTTGGCGAGCAAGGCCGATCTTGTTGGCGGCCTGGTGCCCACCAGCCAGATCCCCAGTGTTGCCATCGTTGAGTATCTAGGGCAGGCGGCAAATCAGACCGCAATGCTTGCGCTGCGCGGGCAAGGCGGCGACTGGTGTATCCGTACTGACTCCAGTACAGAATGGGTAATTGTTGCCAATAACGGCGCAACTCTTTCTGACTGGATTCAACTGCCTAATGGCATTTCGCCGGTCAGCTCGATCAACGGGCAGACTGGCGCCGTCACACTGGGAACCGGGGATCTCGGGGAGTCCGGCGGTAACCTGTTCTTTAGCGCAGCGCGAGCGATTGGGTCTGCCCTGACAGGCTTTGTCGCTGAGGCGGGCACCGTTGCCGCAACGGATTCAATCCTTCAGGCAATTAACAAGATCGTCGGCAATGTTGCCAATCGGGCGCTAACTGGGCTGATCGGCTCCAGCGGGCTGACGATGAGCACCAATCGCATTCTGCTTCGCACAACGGCAGGAACCGGAGCTATTGAGGAAGGAACGTTAGGAGGAGCGCTGTCGTTTTCTGGCACCACCCTTGCATTTTCAGATGTAATCAAGCTGATGGTGAGCAACAAGGGCGAAACCGCAACTGCTGCCACCAACTACGTCGAGACAACCGTGCAGCGTGCCTGCACGGTTATAGGTGCATTCTGGGAATTGGCCCCCAGTGCCACTGGCAGCAGCAGCAGCCAGGTAATGCTCTACGCCCGCCGTAGCGGCACCAAGACAAGCCTGCTAAGCGCTAACGCTTCGCTGGCATCTTCGGCCATCCTGACCGACGCCACCAGCCTACTCACCGGCTCCCTGACCCTTGCGGCTGGGGACACGCTGGGGGTGGATCTGGTGTCGGTTGGCACCGGATCATCTGGCCACATTTTCACCATCACCGTTCGTTACTCCTGATCCCATGACTGCTACCACTATCAACCCATCAACCGGCGTTGAGTATTTCACCGAAGGCCCCCAAGAGGGCCAGAGCGTAGCGCTTTACGTTGCCGTCACCAATGGCCAGGTCCGCAACCCAAACGGCGTTCGCTGGCCGTTCTTGTTCGGCGGCGAGCATGACCAAGCGGCCGACTATTACGAGCGGGTACCGTTCACTTCGGTTCCCTACGATCCCGAGCTTTTCGTAGTTGACAGCGAAAACAGCGGCTGGGGATTGCACCCTGCCCGCAACGCCCACGGCGAGTTTATAGCCGTGCCTGATGGCCACCCTAAGGGCGAATACAAGTACACCGAAACCATTAAGCGCCGCAGCGTGGCCGAACTAAAGACGCTAGCCAAGGGCTATGCCGATCGCTATAACGCTCAACTGTGGCCGCAGGAAAATGGCTACACCGAAAAGCTGCAGTACGCCAAAGAGCAGGTGGCCGCTAACAACAACCTGGCGCAATTTACCAGCTTGATCGCTAGGCACGAGGCGCTACTGGCGGCATCGTTCCACAATGATGCCCGCCTAGCGCAGCTTTACAGCGAGATTGAAGCAGCCGGTGAAACCGGCGCTGTTGATTTTGTGATTGGTCAGATGGCAACTGCAGAGTTCCCCGAAGGCTGGGTTAATGGCATCGCAGAATGATGGATTACGTCTCCCTCCTTGGATTAGCCCTGCAGCCGGGAAGCCGAATCGTGAGGTGCCGCAAGTGATTATTGTGCAGCGGCGAAGGCCGCCAGCAGCGGCAAACCTGCTGCTTGACACTTACACAGGCGCTGCCGTCGCCTACAGCTTGCGGCAACTTCGCACCGGCGTTACCAACGTGGTGCGCGTTCGGCGTAGCAGCGACAACATGGAGAGCGATTTCACCGCCACTCAGGTGGCCGATGGAACGCTCACTTCATGGGTTGGGGCTGGAGGCAATGGTTTCGTGTCCACCTGGTAC